CCAGGACCGCTGAAATACGGCAACGTATTCCAAGCCGTGCGGCCATCTCCGATCTTCAGGTTTTCAGTCTCGCTTTCAAAGCCAGGCTCACCCGCCATCAAGACAGGATTCTGCGCTGTCCACTGACTGCGGGTGTTGACCTTGAACGGACCGCTCATGTCTTCTGTAGTGCGATTTGCACGAACTTGCCATCAGAGATCAGCATCGTCTCTCTAACGGTATAAGCAGTCCCGTCCACGGTGATCGAGTCGCCGCGAACGAGACTGCCGAAGGTTGAGGATCTAGCGGTCAGCGTGTAGTCGGTGGTGAGCACCATCCCATCGCTGATCACTTGGCTAGGCATGTCCAAGATGCCATTGGCAGTAGTGGCGCCAGCTGTGCAGCTAACGCCAAAATCCGCCAAGAACGCATCTAGATCCTCAGTGATCGCCATGATCAGCTGTACTTGTTAGAAGCCAAACCGATCACAGCAACAGCACCAGTACCAGAGCCGCCTGCAACGGTCACGGAGACCTTCACAAAACGCTTGATGTCGGTGACGTTCACAAACAGTTTCTGCAAGGAAGCAGTGTTTGCGGTGGTGGTGGTGAAACCGCCACCAGTTACGTCGGTATAGCTACCGCCGGAGGTGTCGGAATGAGTCAGCTTCACGGCATAGGTGATGCCAGCACCGCCGGCTTCGGCGTCCAGCAGCACAGCAATGTCGCCTTCGTAGCCTTGCAGATCAACAGCAGAACTGGTCGTGGTAGCAGCCACAACGTCGTTGCGGAGCAGACCCAGGACCGTGGTCTTCGAGCCAAGGTTGTGGATGGTCATGATTTAGCCCTCCGTCGAGGGGTAGATGGTTTAGGTGCTGGCTGAGCAATTTCCTCAACCAAGTCGGCCACCTTGTCGGCGACCGCAACAGCTTTGCCAATACCGATCAGGAACTTGGCGTCCGAGGGGGAAGCCTCATGGACTTCCCCGAGACGGATCACCTGGCCTGCCAGCATTGTTTGCCGTAGGACCTTGATCAACATGATCAGAGGGTGTCGTTGCCGCGGCTGAAGGACTCGGCGTGACGGATCGCGATATCGCAATCTTGCATGGCAACCACACGCACAGTTCCGGAGGTGCTGTGGGTGTAGGGGTCCACCATCAGGTCGAGGCCAGAGAAGTAGCCGATGATCAGGTCGGCGAAGTTGCCGAACCACAGATCGCCAGAAGCCACTTGGTTGGACAGCACACCGCGGTAGCCGTTCACCTCGCCGTTTTCCATGATGAAGATGCCGGAGCCGGCGTCCTTCTTCGTGGTCTTGAGGTTGCCGCGCATAGCAGCGTTCATCAGGTACACAGGCGTACCGAGCAGAGCGTTGGCAGTAGCCACGTCGCTCTCCAGTGCCACCACCTCAGCGAAGGTAGGAGCAGCAGCAGCGAAGTCCTCGGTGCCGATGCCGGTGGTGTTCTTCAGACCCAGGGGCTCGCTGTTGGAGCCGGTGCCATACAGGCCGGCGGCGTCGATCTTGAGAGCGATCACGCTGGCCAGGTCGCTGCGCACCATGTTCTCCACGTCGATGGAGGACTGGATCATCAGGCGACGGCTGAAGTCGGTATAGGCAGCCACGGTGCGGGGCACCAGGCTCACCTGATCGACGGTCTGCTGGGACTCGGTGGGGGAGCCGGACTCGGCCACCCAGTAAGCGGTAGCAGCGCCGGACTGGCGGGGGATAGCCACGTTGCCGGTCAGGCCGGTCAGCACGGTGGCGCCAGCTTGATCCAGGGCGGAAGCGTTACGGAGCAGGTCGATGAACGAACCGGCATCCAGCTCGGTAGCAACCAGGTTGCCGCCGGCGGAAGCGGTGCCGACGTTCAGGTCACGACGCAGCACATCCTGGGGGATGGTGATGCCACGGGACTGACGGCCGAGCTTGGCAGCAGCAGCTTCAGAGGCCTCGATCTCGAACGCAGCAGCCTCACGGGCAGAGCGATCGGTCGGGTTGGACAGATAGTTGATGGCACGCAGGAAGGAGAAGCTGCGGCTCTCCTTCTCGCTGAGGCCAATGTCGGCGGCCTGCATGGTCACGGTCTCCTGGGGGATGTTGAGCTTGTCGAGCACAGCAGCGCGGGCCTCGTCGATAGAACGACCAGACTCCACCATCTGCCGGCCCAGATCCTCCATGCCGTGCTTGGAGCACAGGGAGGTGATGTCCGAGATGCGGGCGCGCTCAGCCTCGGCGGCTTCGGCCCGCACCACGGCCAGATCGGGGGTGGTGTTTTCCATTGAAGGAATGGGATCGGGTGTTGGTGCTGCCGAAGCAGCAGTGTCTTCCTCTAGAGATCGGCCAATCCCAACGCCGGGATCAGCCGGCACTGAGACAACGCTGATCTCGTAAGGAGACCAGGCAGTAGCAACAAAGTCGCCACTGCCACGCTCCTCCATTTTGTCGATGGAGTAGCCGAAGGAGACATTACGTAGAACGCCATCCTTCACATCGCTCAAGATTTCCTGAGCGAATGGATTGCGGCTGAACCGCACACGGGCATAACCACGGCGGCGTTTGCCGTCGATGTATGCCCGCTCAACCACACCGATCACTTTGTCAGGATTGTGGTTGAACAGCAGCGGCGCACCATCATTCAGGCGGCTCAGGTCCGCAGCCTTGCCTTCATGGCTCAGGATTTCATTGCCGAAGTATCGAGCGACCGGATACTCAGAGCTGAAGGGGAACTCAAACGTCCGATCCTCAACCTCATCGAACGCAGTCATCTCGCTGCGTTGATACTTGCCAGTCAGGCTGCGGAGTGCTGCGATCTTGGTCAGCGTCGAGAACTTATGGCCAACCAATGTCTCGGTCGCCTCCCATCCTTCATCACCCTCGCGGTAAATCCGGATCAAAGCAGCAGGATCCTCGGCGCTGGCATCAATGCTGAACTCAGTGTCGGGTACACCAAGCGTGCCCTCGCGCATCACATGCTCGATCCGGCCACGTGCTGTGCCGCCGCTTGAATCCCACTCCACGAAGTCACCCTCGCTCAGCTCGCCCGGTGCAGCACGATCCGCTTCACCATCACCCGTAGCTTCCTCAAACTCGATCGGCTCAAAGTCATGCTCGGCTAACCACTCACGCGCCTCGGCTGGTGTGAACTGCGAGCTACGGAACCGGATCGCCTGAATCTCAGACTCTCCTTCCTTGATCCCGTAGATGAAGTCAATGCCTGGGCCGCCCGCACCATTCTCTCGACGAAGCGAGTCGTACTGATCGGGATCAGTCAACCGAGCAGCGTGCTCGTTCGGATAAGGGCGCCCTAAGTCCACTGCGCTTCTTTCTTGTATTGCTTTGATTCTATCGGCCTTTGATGTAGCCCAGCTCTGTCCTGCATCGCCGCCCCACGCCGCCCATGCCACACGTCCAGGTGATGGGTAGCCGTCCTCCCCAGGGCTGAATCCTTCGCCCTGTTTGTCCACTTCATGCCGCGCGAACCATGCTGCCATCGTGATCACAGTGTCACCACTCAGCTCATCACCACTCAGAATCTGACGCGCCCTGGCCGCGGCCACTTCAGTTCCACCAGCACGGCCCTCATCCTTCCAGTCCCGATACCGCTGTGCCTCCTCCTTCATCCCATCAGTGGGCATCAGGTCGATCTCTTGCCCTTCGATCGTTGCCATCAATCCTCAGGCGCCTCGGTCGGATCCTCAAGCACTGATTCCTCCTCGTACTCCTCCTCCTCAATCGGGGCCTCAGTCTCCTCAAATGCCGGCACCGCACCCATCCCCAGTGGCGCCTGCACTGCGCCGCCTTCCGTCACCTCGCTCGGGTCCGTATCCGTCACGATGTCCATCTCATCAAGCATCGCCAGCTCAGCCTGACGCGCCACCAGTACATCCTCAAGATCGCCGCCCTGCTCAGCAATCACCTGGCCCAGTGTCTTGAAGCCACACCGCACTGCTGTCTTGTAGGCATCCACCTCACGCTGCGGATCCACCCACTCCCAGCTGCGCGGCACCCAGCGGCTAGCACGATAGCGATCAGGATTGGTCTCATACCCAGGCAGGCTCAGCGCACCGCTCAGCACCGCCATATCAAGCCACTTCTCAAACACCTGCTGGTGGAAGTTCTCGATCATGTACCGCTGCAGCACCCGGTAGGTGTCGCGCTCCTCAAGCAGACTCAGCCGGCTGCTGCTGTAGTTGCTCTCTGAGAAGTTCTTACTGATGCTCTCGAACGACACGCCCACACCAGCCGCCACTGCACGCAGCATCGAACGGGTGAACGGCTCAAGCTGACCGTCCGGACTGTTCAGGTCCGGCACCGTCACGCTTTCGCCGGGCTG